CCCCTTCGCATTCCCTGGAATCGTCCTGTATCCGATCTTAACTGTATATCCAGCCTTCACCAGTAGCCTTGCGATCATCAACCGTTCTTCTTCATTTAAGCCAACCGTCCCGCCACGGACATTATGTATTATCGCCATCGTTTTCTCCTTCCTCCGGAATCAGCTCCGGAAAATCAAATATCGTCATTTGTCCCTCAATATTTTCAGCTTTTCTTTTTTCTTCTTCCATTCGTTTCTTTTTGTATTCGTTGTATTTCATTCGATACTCATAACTCTTTCCGAAGATATTCCATGCTGCCTTTACTACATTCGGCTCATACTTTCGAATCTTTTCAAGATCTTCTACTGCCTTATATGATATTGGGCATCCGCAGCATCCTGTTCTGGTCAATCCATATATTTCATATGCGTCCGAATATTTTATTTTGTAATACTCCTTATACCATGCCTTATCCTATCGGATACATAGTAGAGCGGTCTCAACCGATACTGACCATCTGCAGTTTCCGTGAAACAAAGAGCCGTATTATCTTTTCTCGGTACCGATCTCATTCCGCCTTCATCTCTACGCTCTCCGGTTATAATCATCTCATAGCCCTTTTGCACATCATGAGCAAGCTTTTTCTTGCAATAGTAACAACATGTCGCACTTATCATGAAGTCCGGCGGATATTCGCTAATGAAGTCTCTCATATATTTTGACGAATTGATCACCAACTGTATATTTGGTCTTGGTTCTCCTGCCGAATTGCAGCAGCAAAGAAAATTAATCAGGCTCTCACATTTTGGATATCTTTCTTTTAACTCTTTTCTCTTCGCCGCCTTATCTTCTGCCTGATCGTATTCATCCGCTATAGACAGCGGCACGCCCTTCTTTTGCCATTCTGCCAAACCTCCAGACATAATCTTGGAAACAAATGGAATTCCGTATTTTCTAGTGGATTGCACGATATTAATTTTCGGTCTCACTTCTTCAATCTCAACACCATAATACCCAGCAACACATTTCACATGGTCTTTTGTTGCTTTCATTTCCAATCCAGTGTTAAAGAACACATATTTGATTGGTGGAAAACCAAACGTTTTTCTTGTACGCTCTATCAAATCAATCATGATGTCACTGTCTGCCCCTCCCGAATATGAGCAAATTGCGTTTGGATGTTCATATAACCTTTTTGCAATAATACTCTTAATTGCTTCAAATTTTGCCGGTGAATCAAAATCTGCATAATCCGGTCTGTCTGTATAAACCTTACTTACTCCGTTTTTCATCTTTCCAAAAGGAGCCGATGCATCATCACTCCGGCCGGAGCTCCGTCTCCTTTCGTTATGCTAAAAATCAAATACTATTTCCGGTGCCGGTATAAAATCAACACTGTATTCTTCTCTGTTGTCCAGCTCTATCCTCCGAACCGCCTTATTGATTTCTCTGGCATTATCCTTGCAGTACACATAGCCATCCGGCGCATATAAGCTTTTCACCTTCCCGTTGATCCGGTCCAAAATCGTTTGATATGACATATGGTTCTTCCTGCCGGCTTCTCTTACCGATCTGTAGAAATCAACGATCTGTCCTTCTTCGCTGATCTTCACGACCGAAGTTTCACAGCCGTTGCCTCTTCCAGTTAACCTACCAAGTTCACTTCTGGTAATGATTCCGATGTTATTCAATGCATCGTCTGTGATAATCCCGTTCTTGTGATAAGTTACCATTCCCGGAGGCAATTCACCGATAAATGTGATCTGCATCAGTTTCATGACAACCTGTTCCTTGCAGTTCAATTTCACAACCCTTCGACCGTTCGTAGTCTTGATATATGGGTGCACCGCTTTGTACCCACGTTTCAGTGCTCTACGAACATTGCCAAAATAGTTGATCTGGTACTTCCCGTCATATCCCGGAATGTCATACCATCCTCTTGGATTAATCTGCTTAATCCGCATGATTCCCACCTCCCTGAATTCCTAAAAGCGCTCTTTCCATCTGGTCCATGTCATAATCACGGCCAGTGAAATTATTAAATCCAGTGCTGCCACGTTTGGCGGTCTCTTCCTTCCTTGTCTGGCTTCTCCTCTGGTCTTCTTTCTCCCAGGTACGCACTGCTGCTTTCCAGTTCTTCATTTTGTTTTTTCCTACCATCCAGCCTTTGGATTCATAAAAATCAACAAAGGCTTGCGGATCTACTTTGTTCCCACGTTCCTGGCAATACGCTCGGACCGTTTCCACATCCGGCGGTTCAAACCGCCCTGTATTATTAATTCTTTTATTCTTTCCTTCTTTCTTTTCTTCTATTGCGTGTCGATTGCCTGTCGATAGATTGTCAACAGACGTGTCGCTTCGTGTGTCGCTTTTCATGTCGTTCTCTGTGTCATTTTGCCTGTCACTCGATTGGTACTTACAGTAATTAACCACTGTATATACGCTATATTTTGCGTGTCGGTTGCATGTCACTTCTCCTGTCTTCTTAAGGTGTTCCAGTGCTGTGCGAACCTCTCTTTCACTCAATCCAGTCTCTGCAGACAACTTGGATATCGAAGAAACAAAGCTTCCTCTTTCAATTACTTCCTCTCCAAAGTAACCTTTTTTCCAGTTCACCCGGAGTAACATATGTATAAACAACCGGCAGGTATTAACATCGTGATACCAGCACCAGTCCAGCAATGACCGACTGACTTTAATATAATTACCGTTCATACAGCTTCATCCAATCATCCAGTGGCATAGTAACCAGCCACTCTTTTCTATTCTTCCGATGCATGACAACCGGCGTTTCACCAGTTCTTGCATCATTCTTTGATTGTTCCACGGCATCATAGATATTCAGCTTTTCTACTCTCTTGCATTCAATATGAATCCCCGGAAGACCAACTACATCTGCGTCACCATTAGATCCGCAATACTGTTGACCTCTCCGGCTGTCCTCATATCCGTAGCTTTTGAGTATTGCAGCAAGCTCACGCTCACCTTTCTTTCCCTTCTGGTTTGAATTCATTTATTATGTCCTCCAATCTATGCCGTTTTCTTTACAATCTTTTATAGCTCCATTCAGAGGCCAATCTATGGAATCTCTTCTGCTTTCTTCCTGCCTGACATATGCTGCAAGCATTCCTCTTTCCACCGGATCATCCAGATCAGGTCTGAAATATCCTTTTCCATCCGATAGATTCAAGATAGATCCGTCACGCCTTGCATAATGAATCAAATCTCTTACCTGACGGTCCCTGAATCCAGTCTTCATACACAGCTCATATCTTGTGACCGCATTAGCTCGTCCTTTCGGAATATAATCACAAATGTCAACTCCCTCACAGTTCAATGACCGGAGATAATCCTCTAATTCTATCTGTCCTTCCATGCTGCTCCTTTCCGCCAGAGCCTGGCTCTCTGGCCGTGATACAACATCTTGTGCAATAAATAACGCTGGGTGAGTGCTTATGCGTTACATTTCTTGGTTACAATGCCAGGGAATCTATGTTAATAAGTTACAATCTGCTTTTCCCGAAGATCTCTCTAAACTCTTCCCTTGTCCCGTAATGTTCCTCGAAATACTTCTGAGCCATTTGCTTCAGTTCCAGATCAATGCCCTTATTCGGATTCTGATGAACACTGTCCGGATAATTCTCATGTAAGTAATAAGCTATCGGTATTACAAAGCCGTATTTCTCAGACATTGATCTATACGGGCCATAAAATATATGATGTCGATGACAATATGGCGTGCCGGTAAAATAACAATGATCCATATCATCTGTGAACACGCTCCACAATTTCTTAGACATCCACACCATACCTTTCTTTCAGGAGTCTCTTTTCTTCTGGTGTGGCGATTTCTCTATCCAGGATACCCGCTTCCTTACACATGGTAATCATTCCGCCTATCAGCCTTGCCATTTCCTCTGTGTTGTACAGATGGCTGCCACGAAGTAATCTGTACGTTCGATACATCACATCGTCATTTCCCTCCCGCACTTGCGATGTCGGCTGTAAATGATAATTCACGGCATATCTAACTTGATTTTCTGCATCTTCTGTATCCGGAATTGTTGTAAACACTGACTTTCCATCAATGATCCAAGGTTGTCCATATCTGATTAGCGCTATGTTATGCACCTCTGGATTTGCCATATCAAGGACCTTTCCCAACTTCGATACGAACACCCAGTAATATGCATTCGCATCCAAGCTTCTCTTCTTTCGATATTTCTTTATCTGAATGGTCAATTTTTCGCAACCCTTTAGATCTTGGAATGCTTCTCTTGCGTCTTCATTCAGTTCAAAGGACGCTGTCTGTTTGCCAGTAGCATAATTCATGGACAACCCTTGAAATATTCCTGTGAAATCCATTACTGTTCACCCATTTTATTCATGAGAATCATAAAATGCTTTACTGTAAGTTCTCTTAAATCCTTCACTTTAAAAAAGTTGCATACATTTTCAACAGTCTGATTGTGATTTGGAATGCATTTCATTAATGTGTTATACTGTGCGTCCGAAATCAAACTCATTCCCTCTTGCTGTTTAATAGCATTTAAAACCTCATCTGCGCTGGCAACACTTGTATCAATTCCAATTCCGCACATTCCAAGCGCTCTTCCTACAGCTGATGTCTCGCAATTTTCAATATAAGAAGTCTTGTTTATGAATGAGGAATCCTCTTTTTCATAGGCATGTCCCACTCCTAGCACTGAACCAAAATCATCTTTCACAACTGCAGACATCACACAGATGCCTTTCTCTAAGCTTTCAATATTTGTCTCGATACTTCCGTTCGGATATAACATTCGAAATACACGAATTCTTTGATTTACTTCCGCATATTCTTTTCCTTTAACTTCTATTTTTGTGATTGTTTGATTTGCAATCATTAACGATTCATATGTCATCTATACCGCCTCCTTCAACACAAGTTGCCCGTCTGACTGTCTAATCAGAAACGATCTGATAAGCTCTTCTCTCTTTTTCTTCTTGTCCTGGCAATCACATTTCTCTTCCGGATCCAAATTACAACCACAGAACGCACATTCCTTGTAATACATTAATACTCACCTATCTCTTTCACATAAGTCTCACACCCGCGTTCTTCGCGGATCTGCATTGCGAGATCGTTTACTCTGTTTTTTTCTGCGCGTGTAACAAAACGATATGTTCCATATTTGTATTCTTCCGCTCCGAACACCATCCATATTTCTGCCATTACACAACCCTCCTGTAATTAGCATTGAGACAATCCTCGCATAAACGTTCTCCATCTATCGTATAGATATAATCTCCTTCATACACCTCACACCCACAGCAATCACAAACCGAGGCCGGTTCTGGATCATCTGGTGGAGTTGTCTTCCAATCGTCGTATCCTGGAATGCTTTCCATCTCTACTCCTCCATTACAGCTTGAACAATCTTTTCGCAAACCACTCCAAGTTCATTAATAAATTGTCCCATCTCTTTTGCCAAAGCCACATGATTCTCTGGTAATGGATCTGAACCATTCAGATGTTTGGCAACTCGGTCCGTGATACCAGCTGCAACCATAGCATATTTATCAATATCTTCTTCCTTTGCATCTTCCGGAAGTATCTCGAATGCTGCTGCTCCTATATATGCACTCAGATCTGATATTGTAATTTCATATTTCTTTTCTTCTGCCATTTGACTATTTTCCTTTTTCTGTTTATACTTAAATTGACTATTTTCCAGAGCGCCCCAAGCTTGCCGGCTTATACGGGTGCTCTTCTTTGATTTCTCCTTGCAACGTCCTCACCCCCTTTCACCTGATTGCATAAAAGTTGACCACACACGCTCCTAATACCGTGATCAGTATCAGCTCTATCGCAATAGTTAATCTCCAACGCCACAGTCTTAAATTTTCGCATTCATCTTCCAGACGCTTGATCTCAAGCTTTTTAATCAGTGGTGTTTCTGGTTTTAAGTTCATACTGCTTGTCCACCTCCCTTCTACCGCCTAAGCGGTTTTCTCGATTGTATAGGTGATTTCCACCTTTTCCTGTTCCTCCAACAGAGATATCAACACTTCAATGATTTTTTTCATATCTGGTTTATTTGACATATACATCACCTCTTCTATAGGTTATGTGGTATGGTTTGTACTTGTTGCTATGAGATGCAATCCTTTTCGCACAATTGTGAATACGCCAAGAAATAATAAAAAAATTAATATCATCATTCCAATGGCAGTAGGTAAAATACTTATAGCTTCTATTAATGCCGCTGGCGTAAAAACTAGTATCCAGCCAATTATCTTTCTCAGTTTCATCTACTCACCTCCCGCATCACTGATTAGCTCGTCAACTGTAATACAGAAGTAATCTGCTACTTTCTTTAGGTTTTCAATTGAGGGACTGGAGGTTTTCCAGCCACGAACAGTACCATTCCCCATTTCACACTCGCGTTCCAGCTTTGCAATAGATATATTTTTATCCTGGCAAAGCTTAGTTACTTTTTCAAAAAGCAAAATCTCTTCCTCCTTTCTTGATTGATTTAGAGAAAAACATTGACAAATATTAGAGAATAATCTAAAATATGAATTGTCAGAAACACATTATAGATTATCCTTTTTGTATTTAGGCTTTTCTCTAAATCATGCTTAGATTATATAGGGTATTCTCTAATTTGTCAATATCATTTTTAGATTTTTCTCTAAATTTTAGGAGGTACTCTATGAATAGCGTGGATAGAGTAAAAAAGATATGTAAAGATAGAAAGATACCTATCTCTAAACTTGAACGCGAGCTCGGTTTTTCAAAC